ATGCTTCCAATTGCCGGGACAGCGATGGTTGTCATCGTGCCCAGGCGCGAGTCTGCACAAGCATCCCCTTGCGTGGCGTGCCGGGCACTTTTCGCCCGCCCAGATTTCGCCGTTTTTGACAAGGTGCTCACTCATTTATCTTTGAACGTTTCGAGAATCCAGCGTGCGGCAGTTATGGCGTAATGAGGTGGAATAACTATGACCATACCGTCAGCAGCAATCCGACACCATCCATGTTCAGTGACAGTCCCGGCCATTCGCTTGATAGCATCATTTTGATCCCCAATAAGCAACAGAGATGGATGGGCTTTTATCCACTCACTCGCTTTACTCATTATCTTCCTCCTCAATAACGACGAGAATCGCTCTCTCGTCAATTATGACGTGCGACATTCCCTCGATTTCGAGATCGTTCGCTTGCTTTCGAGAGTATACAACCCAATCGCCAGGTTGAACTTGATCGCACCACTCGCCGATGGCGACAACGATGCCGTCGCTCGGCTTCTTCTTTGCGGTATCTGGCAAATTCAGCTTGCCAAATTTCACTTCAGCATCGAGAGCCTTGATGAGTACGTTTTTACCGGCTGGCCTAGTTGTCGTCATCCTTCTTTCCGTTTCTTCGATCTAATAAGTAATCTTGCAGCTCGTGGTATTTTCTAAGAAACAAATGAGCTGCAACGAGTATCAGAAATCCTCCAGCGATGGCTGCGAGAAGAAAGACTAGGATTCCAAATGTGATAGCTACGCCGCTAATCATTTCTTTTCCTTTCTCTTAGACATATCAAGGATGAAGGGCATATCTCCGCCACTCATAATCTGTGGTAATACCCCATCCCATTGTTGCACAGTCTTGAATTGTATCAATTCCAACGTAAGGCTTTCTCGTACTAACCGATTGCCCTCCGCCGTGGCTTTAGCTTTGAGTAAATTACCATCAGCTTCAGCACGGAAAACGAGCAATTTAGACTGAGCATCTCCATTAGCGCGAGCAATTGCTGACGCCGCTTCCTTCTCGGCCTGTTGCCGCTCATACTCTTTGCGCTGTACATTTTGTTCCTCTACTTGCTTACGCTCAATTGCTTGACTAAAAGATGAGCTGAACCCGAAGTCTGTCAATGCCACATCATGGACGATAATATGGTAGCGAGTAAGCCGATTGCGAAGTCCGTCTAAAATTTCTGCCCGTAACTTAGCGCGTTGCTGAATAATCTCTGCAATAGGAAAATGAGCGGTTGCCTGTTTTAGAACTTCGGAGACAGCTGGCATGATTACGCGATCTTTGAAGTCTACTCCTACTTCTCTGACAAGTAAATGGCACTTATCGCCATCAATAGCGAAATTCAGCACAATATCAGCGTGAACATCCTGCAAGTCGCGGCTCGCAGCCGTCGTTTTCTTAACTTCCAGCTTTTGCACTTTTACGTCCATATGCCACATATCTGTAGTAAATGGATTGTAAAAGTACAACCCCTCTTTAAAGCAGCTAGGCCATTTTTCCAAACTTCCCCAGTGTGCAAATACAGCCCGCTCGCCAGGATGGACAGTTCCCCACCCGCACCCGGCAAATCCCAATATTGTTAGAAGAAATAATCCCGTGAGAAATTTCATTTGATTCTCCCCTCGGCTCATGGCCTCACCTTCATTTTGTACATCTTCGCATTCGTAACTTTGTCAAAGAAAATCTCTATCTGGTCGCTTTCTTCCAATGTATCTGCTATCATCTTTAAGCCATCTTTGTTGATTCCATATGGCGAGTTCTTTCGTAGTAAGTCGCTATGCCTAATCGTCCCACCTGCCTTTCTTATGTGATCGAGCACACGCAAATGCTCTCGACCAAGGGGAGTTGCAATGAGCGAACGAGCAAGCTCGGGCAAGCCTTTTTCTTGCTCATCCATAATGTTCTTTGCACGCTCTAATAAAGCTGGTGTGATTTCGTGGGGCAAGCCCTCGCTTACAGCAAGAATCATCGCCAGCTTGATCATATGTATCTGCTTTCGCTCAATCGCTGCGGCTTCGGACTCGTTGGCTTCCAGATAGTTGCGAAAGCCCTGATACCATACATCAGTCCATGCGAGAGCATCATCTGTGACTACAAATTCTCCCTGCATCGCATCAATAGCGTTCAATTGTTGAACAAGCCGCTGCTTGCAATTGTCATCGGGCTCTCCCGGCCATGAAATGCGCTTGAGTGTTCGCTCCTCGTTCACGAACACGGTTCTACTCAGCATCCCTCCTCCCATAACAAGGTGAGAAAGAGCACTTTGTAGCCAATCAGGAGTAGTACCTCCGAGGAGAATAACGCAAATGTTTTTAAGCTGCACAATTCCATGCTTGAAAGATCGAATTCCTTTAGATGCAGGGCAATCCCACCATTCGGTGAGAAACTTGATAACGCCGGAGTTGTAAGATTGATCGTCGAGAAACGCAACGAGTTCTTCAGCGCAAAGAAAGCCCTGAGCATCGCAGGGCACTTTCTGCATTGCACCACCAACGTTTTGCATTGTAAATGAAAGATCATGCGGAAGCCGTTCTGTTGTTGTCCTATCTAGGAGATTTATTCCAGGCAGCGTTCGAGCGAATTCTTCAGCAGCCTTAATAGGAGCGCCCTTACGCGCTGCGCCCGAACGAGCAACAAGAATGACATAAAAGTTAGGAAAAAGGCGTCGAGTCCCGAATTTAACAAATAGCTTGGTACGAATACAAGCAGAGAGAACACACACACCTGACCAGAACAAAAAAGAGTCAGGACTTTCGATAACACGGCCATAATCATAAACGAATTCTCCTAGCCAGCCCCCGGCAGGAAAAATGCCCGAAGGGGTTGGGATGATATACACTCGTGCCCGCTTACACGCTTCTCCAAGTAGCTGAAGTCTTTCCGCTTCGCTGCTAATAAGCAGCCGGAACCACTCATCACGAGAAAGGCCAAGCTTGCGCTGAAAGTCTGCCTCAAGCTTCGCGGAATCTTTAACATCTATCGTACCGCGAAGAGTGAGGAACTCTTTTGTTAAATTCGCTTGATCATGTATTCCCTTCTCGTTCCAGAGAGTTTTGTCAAACTTTCTTTGGAATGCTGAAAGATCCGGGGACAATGTGATCGCAGATCGCGTTAGTGAGCTTTTTCATTCTTCTCCATAGCTTTCATAGCGCGGTAGATAGCGTCGCTTTTTATGAACTTATTATCAACGAGAGAGTCAACGGCGTAGTTGAGGATTGAGTAGCGCATATTTGTATATTTAGCATACTCTTTATGCGTTTGTGCTGCAGCATAAATAACTTCCTGTTTACCAACGAGCAATCCTCCAAGAAACGCGGCAATGATCCAAGGGAAGATGTAGGTAGCGAACTGTTTTATCATTTTATTTTCTCCATTTTTCCCCATGATTTTCCAATCTCGCAATCGGTAGGAAACACAACGCTTTGACCTTCGATCACGACGGGGAACTCCATCACCTCCTTTGTGAGTTCAACGTAATCATTCACAGCATTTTCAGGGACTTCGAGCACCAGCTCATCGTGAACCTGCAGAACCACTCCACCGAGATGTTTACCTAAACTGTTATCGAGCCGTATAAGTGCGTCGTTAATAATGCTTGCAGCACCTCCTTGGATTGGGAAGTTGTACGCTGCCCGGACGATAGAATCTTTCCGACCAAGGAAATATCGAACGCGACCAAAAGGCTCCCTAAGTCGTCTCTTACTAATAACCTCTTTCTCGATCTCCTTTTGAAAATGGACAATATTCGGATGCTTCGAGAGGAACGCGAATTGGAGCCTTTCAATCTCTGCTACACTCGGGACTCGTGCAATTCCACCTCGAAGGGCGCGAGATTGAGCTTGGCGGCGAATTGTCGCTGCGGTTCCACCGTATAGAATTGCCCCATACATAAAGGTTTTTGCGAAGTCCCGCATTTCTTCTGTGACCGCACTAATTGTAACACCAAATAAGTCTGAGGCATTCGAGGCATGAACATCCCCTCCTTCTCGAAAGATTTTGAGCAAGGGTTCGTCGTGAGAGATGAGTGCGAAAATGCGGAGTTCAATCTGTGAGTAATCACGACCGAGAAGCACATATCCAAGTCTGGCGATAAAAATGTCTCGTATTCGCTTCTTAGGAAAATTCTGCAAGTTGGGGTTGCGAGATGACAAGCGCCCGGTTGGTGTGACATGGAGCGTATATTGTGTATGGACGCGACTATTCGAGTCAAGAATAAATTCGGTGAGATACGTTGATCGTAGCTTATCCACTTTCCGGTATTTTATAATTTCAGCGAAGAGCGGTTCGAGATCGTCCGTGACTTGATCGGAAAGTTGCATAAGGCTATCGAAGTCAACAGCGGGCTCTTGCGTTCGAGTTCGAGAAATCGGTTCAAGTTTCATATCTTCGAACAGCAATTTGCGTAGCTGCTTCGTTGAGCGCACATTGAAATCTGGTCCAAGAATTGATCGCAGCGAAGTTTCACACTCTGCAAGTTGCTCATCTGCTTCTTTACGATACGCTTCCAGCAAATTCTTGTCTACAAGCACTCCTCGGCGCTGAATATTGATCAGTGGCCTTTGGAGCTTCATGTCCTTTCCAAAAGTCTCTCTTACTCCATACTCATCTATCTCGGGTTCCATTTCACGAGCTGCGACAGCAGTAACAGCCACATCGCGGCAATTATAAGTCCGAAGAACGTTATCTTCCAGAAGCGCAAAGTTATCTTCTCCTTTCACATCATCTTTGTAATATGGAAATGGAGTGTAAATCGAGCCTATGAAGGCAAGGTCATGCGGAACGCCCTTCTCTGCGATGATCGCGTGGTGAGCAATCATCGTGTCGAATGCGAAGTTATTCACAGCGAATCCCATGCTTTCCAGCACGATAATATTGTACATTCCATTCTGAAACTGCTTCTCTATCGCCTCGTCTGCGAGCGTTTCGTAGATGACGGCCACGATTGCATCAAGATCATTTCTGCTCCAGATTTCAACGCCACCTTTCGAGAGGAATGGTACACAAATGGCCCGATTGGATTTCGAGAAATAAAAACCGAGACATAAGGGGGCAGTATTCCACCAAGAGCCGCCGCTAGTTTCAATATCAACGGATATGGGGCCTTCTTGACGGGAATGCTCTGCGAGCTTTTTAATTTCGCTAAGAGTTGGCGCGATGTTAAAATCTTCGTGAGGTGGGGTGTATGCAGCGGCCTCACTCTCTTCGACGGCTTTTCCAATGTCGAAGTCAAGAAACGGCTCCATGATGATCGCGCTTTCACCTTTATGTAACCACGCCGGATGCCAGGTTGGGACGACTTTTCCAAACTGAGTAGGAAGTACGCTGCCACGCCATTTGCTTATCCCTTTCTTTCCAGTTAGGTAATTGAGGCTATAATCCCCAAGAGCAACAATACAATGAGGCTTGATAAAGTTAAGGGCAAGTTTGAGATGGCGCTCTGTGCAAAATTGAACGATCTCTTTGGGGAGTTTGTCAGTCTTTCGAGTGAGAGTAGAAGAAGGAGGAGGCTTGCAGCGAACAATATTATCGCAATACACATCATTTCGACTTACTCCGTGATTTTTTAAGAATTGATTGAGCTGCTTTCCTGTCGCCCCGACAAGAGGAATGCCCTGTATGGCTTCGTTTTCGCCAAGGCTTTCCGCAACGACAACGAGCTTAGCGTTGGTGGGACCGCTGCCTGCGGCGTAGCCTACGGTTACGTCTTTCCATAAGCAGCCATCGCAGCTAGGTGGTTTTGCTTGATATTTGTTCACTTAGCACCTTTAGTAATCGCTTTTCATCTTCATTCAGTAAATCCTCTGTTTCCAATGGACAATAACCGTTGAAGTTGGAACGGAGATGAGCAAGACGATCTTTTACAATATTAAAAATAGATAACCCATGATTTAGTATGTCATCATAATGAAGATCGATGTTGAAAAAAGAGCCATCATTAAATTTCATTCTATAATTTAGAGTACATAAGCTAGAATTTTGCTCTGAAGAAATGTTTGTTATGCCGGGAATAAGCTTGAAAAGCTCATCGAGAATTTCACAGCTAATTGTGAGACGAGCCTGTTGGTGCTGGTATTCGAATTTCACTCAAAGAACTCCCGGCGGATGTCGTGCGCGATCATTCTCCCGATTGTCATGTGTTTCTCCGCAATCTCCGCACACCGCTCCACGACTTCTCTTAAGAGAGCCCCCGTGTGCTCACAAACCACGCAGGTGTCTGCCTTGTGCCCGTGCATGTAACTATGCTTCTTCAGCGCCTTCGCCCGCAGGGTCATGGCTTGCGCTCCTTCATTTCTTTCGTGAGCAATTCATCAGCGTTCAGCCAATTCAGGACGCGACTTTCCATTTCTTGAAGGAGCACTCCACAGGAGTAAAGCGCTTCCTTGTGTGGGGATGGAAGCGCATTAACTCGCTTCCAAAATAGGCGCGAGAGATCGCCCGAATACCTAGCCTTCAGCCGCATCATCCCCCCTCCGTTACCGCCCGCTGGTGACCTTCTAAGTGTTCTGATCGTAGAAGACCACACGAGCACCGATGATTTGGTAACTCCAGCGTGCAACCTTCCCGAGCATGACGCTGCCAGTACCACTGAACGCCGTCAACGCCACTTGGGATTTCTCGCAGACCGCACGCGCACGGTCCAGGATTGGGACGGCGCTGATACGGGTCGTCGGACTTACCTACCGCCCGCTGGATGGCGGGGTGGGCGAGGGCGTCATCAATCCTCTTATTGTGCACGTCTGCCCCGCACTCACATTTAGTCTTGTCTTGGTCATCTCGACAGCACTCTCCTGACTTTGGGCAAGAAAACCAGCAATCCCCATCCACAACAAGGTGAGGAATCTTGCTGGCTTCTAATACGCTCGCCAGCGCCCGGTAGGGGGCGAGAGCGGCTTTGGCGTCATCGCGCTCGTGCATGAGTGAGACAATCTGGGCGGCGTTCTCTTTGAGTTTGAGCCGAACGCTCTTGGCAGCTTCTTGCCACGAGTACGTTCCCCAGACCGGAAGAGATGTTAATGCGGCCTCCAGTGCGGCGACTCGCTCCTTTAATTCTGCGTGGGAGGGCTCGAAGCACTCGTCAACCGCCTCATCCCATTCCAGGAAGATTTTCAACTTGGCTTCCAGCGCGGCGATCTGCGTGGCTTGGGTGGCAATCTTGGCCGATAGTTTGATTTCTCGCGTTGTCACTTGTGGGTCTTGGTCACTCATCGAACACGGCCCTTGTCTCGATTCCTCTTACATACGGAGCAGAAACGGCCACCTTCTCGCCGGGCGCGGTCGTACAGATGCCCATGAGGACACATGCTCTTTCGAGCGTTTTGAGCACCCCATCCGACTCCGCGAAGGATGTTGACTGTCTGCGGGACGGGTTCCAAGTGAACAGGATTCACACAGGGAGGCACGCGACACAGATGGTCGAGTTCAAAACTCTCAGGGATCGGCCCGCGAAACGCCTCATAGGAAAAGCGCTGAGGCAACACCATCTTCTCGCCGTCCCAAAATCTCCCGTAGCCCTTGAGATTGGTTCCGCCGATCCACAACCAGCAGCCAGAGTTTGGCTCCGGCTCGACGTATTTCCAGAACCGCTCTTCGGTAGTTCCCCGGAATCCAGAGATGCTACTCACGTTCCCTCCGGGCGCGGCGCTTTGGGAACCATGGTTCAGAAAGATCACATGGCACGCCGCAAATCATGGCGACAGGTTTTCCCTGCTTGGTGATGATGAATCTTTTGCCAAGCATGACACCCATAAAGACCTCGCCGGGAGACCGTCGAAAGTCCATCGCCGTGATGGTTTCAATCCGACCGTCTAGCGAGACCTCTTGTTTGATCTTCTTCATGTCCGTGCGCGGATGGCGAAGGCTCGCCTTTTCACTTTCCATAAAGTTCCTTATATCTCTTGCAATACCAAATTGCTTTATCAAGGGCACTTGTGACTTCCTTTAAATCCTTGCTGGTATAAAACCTAGCACGCACCGCGTACTTCACAACGTTGCCTAAATGAAATCCAAGGTCTTGAGATTCGATCAGCTCAATCGGTTCAATCTTTCCCGACTTGTAATGCTTACTCCCACTTTTAATAACCATATATTCTCCTTTCAGGGAAAACTCCATCCCCGGCACGAAATGCCCCGGTTTTCACTGAGAAGGCATACACATAAATCTCAGTGACGAACGATTTGTTCGCAACACCTATGACGCGCTGCGCCATTGTCGCCCCTGAAACAGATGGAGCTACACTTTGAGATAGCCCGTTACTTTGTTGCGAGTGCCCATCAGCGCATTGCCGCTTGCATCAAGCTGCGGCTTCTTCGTCATCGGATCGGTCTTCTGATATGTCTCTTGCTCAAGGCTTATAATCAAATCGCGGTTCACTGCATCCTGCGTGTCGAAATCAATCTCGAACGCGCCTTTCTCTTGCCGTGGAATCGCCGCGTGCGGCACTTGTGCTGCTTCAAGCATCGCCTTGAGCTTCCATCCCGCCTCTACGAGAAGGGAAAAGTTGTCGAAGATTTTCCGTTTTCCCATGTCAGCGTGAACGGCTTCGTTGGGCTTATAAATCGTCTTAATCATCTGGTTGCCCGTAGAGCTTTTCGTAATCTCCATCGAGTCAATCCGAACGGAGTAGCTGCCGTTCGGAAATGGCTCGAAGTCCTGCGAACTTGCGCGAAAGTTTACTCTTGCCACAGATTCCTCCTGTTAGTTGTGAAATTGCCGGGTACTTACGCACACTTGTGTGTTGGCCTGTGTGCGAGACGGAGGGTCTCGCCGCTTTCCCCGGCAACGTCGTTAACCGCTAAGCTTCGCTGCAAGCCGCAGCATGGCACTCGCGCTTTTCAGAATGGCCTTGCGGTCGTTCTTGCTGAATGGCGAAAGCTTCACTGCAAACAGTCTCGCCACCCTCTCCGGGGTCGGAGCTTTCTTCTCTTTCTTCGGCTTCGGCGCACCACTCATAGTGTACACCTCCTTTCTGCGAAGGGTTTTTATGCTGCTGCGGGCGTTGGCCCGCTGATCGCCTTGCCGGGGAGAAACACGAACATCACACGCTCATCGCACTTGCGACAGTAGTATTCTCCTTCACTTATCGCTTCGAGCGCATTTGCACAGCCTGGACATTGTGGGTAGAGGATTATCATGTCATTGCTCCTTCTGTTTGTAGGGCATTTCACTTTCATGTAGAAGTACCACTAGATTATTTAACTCACCGAGAGATACTTTCCATGATTCCATTACTACTTCATCCATCGTTGGCCTGTTTGCCCAAAGAGTGAGTCGCGCTTGCATGAGGTGAAATTCATCGTAGATGAAATAGCCAATGTTGGGTATGCGGGAGAATATAGGAAAGAAAGAATTTAGTATTACGATGAGATTTGCAACACACGCCAATTTTGACCAGCCGCTACTAAGAATTAGGATAGCTGTTGCTACCGCAGTATTTATAGCAAGACCAATTTTGTCTACGACTGCAAGTGAAGGTAATTTCATAAATTTTACTTAATAATATGCCAAATCGCGGGCTTGCCGAGTTTCTTCGCATAATGAGCAGTCCAGCAGCCACCAGATTTTACATGATCGCTCGTCTTGCAATGATAGCAAGAAGAGAAGCGCATTCCACGATATTCAGGGGGAAGAGAGCTTATAACTATACTATAAACTATATCACTTGTTATAGCAATGTCTATATTGCGTGGTTTGTACCCATATTGCCAGCTATTCACTTTAGGCGCAAAAATTATTTTGCTACGTCCAAGCGAGTTCGCTTCCTCTTCTGCCCAAATATCTATGCCACCTAAGTGGCAATGCCCGCTGACTAAGACAGCATCTACGGGCAAAAGAAGTCCGCAAATGATGGAGCGCGCTTCTTGCTCTGTCTCTTTTGTAAACTTTGCAGCTTCGTGACCAACAATTCCAATGTTCATGTTTCTTCTCGCCATACTCTTCCACAAGTCGTACAGCGCACTCGCTGGTATTTGCGAGACTTCTTCCAGATGCGCGGCCCGCCTTTATAAATTTTCAATATCTCACGGCCGAAAAGTGCCTTGCAGCTACATGCAGCGTTTAGCCACCTCACGCCCGAATCGCTTTCACAATTACTTCATTCCAGAAATCATAATTTGGCCTAGGAATCTCTATGTACCTAGGCAACTTTCCCGACGAATCTTTCGCAAGCCATGTTCCATCGGGTTGAGTTTGGAAAGAGTGATACTCGTAGAGCTTTCCATCTCTCATCTCTCTCTTTATGTGCATACGAAATACGAAATCAAAGAATCGTAGCACCTCTCTCGCCATCTTACCGGGGAGTGCTGGCGCCCCATAACGCTCTTTCGTATTCTCGTCCTCATCAAGCTCAGCAAGTGCAAGATACACTTTGTGAACATTTGGAATCTGATTTATCTCGAAAATGAAATCGAGAAATCGTCGGTGGCCTTGGCCATAATCCGGCTGCCCAGGTAGGTCGGGCTGTGGGCGATTTCGCACTACATTGCGAAGCACGTCTCGAAGGATGAGATCATAAAGGCTGGTCATTTGGTCAATGACGAGCGTTTTCGGCTCATAAGTTCGCACAAGTTCATCGGCCTCTAAGACCTTGAGTGCATCAACCATACTCTTTGGCTTCGCCTGCAACGTTAGCTTTGGCAGGCCAGTTCTTCGCGCTTCGAGAACGAATTTATCAAGCTCCGCTTTTGTAAAAATCTCGATAAACGGTGTACCTGATCCCGCAAGCGGCATAGGCCGATGCTCACCACCGCCGCGCATAATCAGAAATAATGGCCTTTCCATGTTATTCGCAATCGTCGTCTTTCCAATGCCGCTATCACCGTAAATGCAGAGTACAGCTTCACCAAGAAGCTCCTCAGTCTCCGCTATCTTAATTGTTTGCGTCACGCTCCTCTTCCTCTCGTAATAGTGGTTGTAGGTCATCAACGATTGCATAGCCATTCCGAATAACGTGGGGATCAAACCGGGATTTGCAAATTGGGTAATACTCGCAGCGGCCTTGAACGAAGCAAGCGTCGAAGTTAGGTGGGAAGTAGTCGTTATCTATGAAATATCGCATTTGCTTCAGCGTTTCAATGTGATCTCGCTTCAGCTCGGCCAGTTCGTTCTCATTCGTGGGCAAGAGAATGTGCCCATGCTCAGGCCCTTTTGTTTTCAGCGCCCGACGAGATACATCAACGATAGTTCCATAAATCGGCTCGCGAGTCAGGCTTTGCAGCGCAAGGCAATATGTTGGATGCTGAATACTCATATACTCTTCGTCGAATTTTTGATTAAGCGTTTTCTTTGTTGTCTTATACTCAAAATTCATCCGATATTTACCTGCGTAGATTACATCGCCGTCAATCGTGCCTTCGAGATACATTTCCAAATCTTCAAACTCCGCGAGCTTGAGTTCGAAAGGCAGCTCGATCCCAAGGCATTGAATTGAATCGCTAGGAAATCTTTGTATAAACGATGCACAGTATGTGCTTACGACTTCCATTACTGCTTGCTTCGCGTCTATCTCTTCTTCGAGAGCGAGTGAGGGGAAATTGAGGATTTCCGCTTCGATAGATTTGTGCCCGGCAATTACCGCTTCGCTTACATCTCTCGTGCGTAGCCACGTTGCGCGCCCTGCGTGGCACGCGGTGCCGATGCTGAGATGGATGGATTTCCGAACAGGAATAAGCCGATCAATGGTTGAAAGTTTATACTTGCGTTTGCAACGATTAAAAGTGCGAGCAGAGCTTTGGCGAATTCTGATTATCACTTTGAAAGCTTCACCCTCTGAATTGAGATCACATGATCTAGACATAGCGGCCTACCATCAACTATTCGCCAGAATGCAGGTAAGCTTGGCTTTGGTATGTCATTTCCTGCAAGTAGGAGTTCATCGAAAACTATAATATTGGTTTCACAGAATCCACATTTAGCCGAGATTGTGATTCGGCACTCGAACGGTGCGATCATTTTAGCGCAACCAGCAATTGCTGTAAACTCGCTTCGTCGATACCTGGAAACGATAATCTCAGTAGTGCGATCTGATCAATCGTACTTTCTTCCCTCTTTTCCAGAATTCTGTCCCCAATTTCTGCTTCGATAGCTACTTTAAGATAAATTCTGCCATGATACTCTTCGTGAACGAGATGGATCATCATTTCTTTTCCAATTAGATCATCTGTATCGAAGCTTATGTTCGCACCACTTATTTGAAATGGGGTTTTCGTTATCTTCAACAAATTAGAAATTCTCCACGAAGCTTGCGGTAGAAAAGATAGAATGCTAAATATTTGACCCTCATCCGTTTCGAGAAGCACACGCAAAATGCTGTTCCCCGTCTTGCTTCTTCCAATATGGGTGTCCTCAACTCTTACTCTGTACCAGCCTTCGGGCGCGATCATCATAAAAGCAAAAGCCTTTCTGCACTAATGTCTTTGCTCAAAATCAACTCAAGAGTTCGGTCTATCAGCAAATTTGTATATGGAATGCGAAAGCCAAGTCGCTTCGCGTTATACAGCTCGTTATAAATCTTTACCGAACTTACTGCGTTCATGCTGTGTATAATGATAACGAGCTTCGGCAATACATCGGGATTCGCAATCAACCACGTTGAAACCGCCCTTCCGGGCTGCTTCTCCTCCCACGTTTCCTCATTTATGCCTAAGTCGTGATCGAGGAATAAGAAATCCCAGTTCGTTACTGTGAGGCGGTCTATTGCGCGGCTTACGTCACTCGTGATTTCGAGGCAATCTGCGAGAGCAAGCTTCTTGCGAAACCAACTAATGCGGTAAGCATCGTCCTCGACGATGAGTATGTTCATTTACATGGCTTTCCATAGTATCTATTTCTTCCACAATCGGAGCAGAAAGAAGCTCTTTCTCTCATTTTTTCTGCCCATACTGCTAACCAGGAAAAAAATAACTCCAGAATAGTGTTCAAAGTTTTATTCCAAGCTCTCTGAGCTTGTCGTCCGAGAGTTTAAGCGCTTTGATTGCATGTGAAATTTCTTTAGCTGTCGCCACTCGTTGTGTAGATACTTTCGATCCGCTCTTTCTAACAGTTGTCGGAACCGCTTGCTGCGCCTTCTTACGCCCTCGGCTTCGCGCACGTTTCCGTTCTTCGAGAGCCGTGAGGCGTGCTGTAAGTAATAGTTTTCTCCGTGAAAGTTCATCTCGTATCTTCTCCGCTTGCGCGGGAGTGATCATTAAACTGGCCTAGTCCATTACTCCCTTTGCCCGGAGTTCCTTCGCTAGCGTTCCACGACTCCATGCTAGAAATCCTCTGATTTCTATAGGAAAACCGAGAGCAAGGCGCTCGATGTTCTCATCGTCGGCGCGTTTAATCGCGCTAAATAATGCCGTGTAAAAATCCCCATACAATCCCCATTGCCATTTGACAATCGCTTTCGCTTCTAGCGACTCTGTGGAATCAGCGAGAAACTCAGCAATTCGCTTATCCATTTCTACATCGGCCATTAAATTTTCCCCCCTCCCATTTGCCGGAAAAGCCAAATAACCAGCGTGGCAGTTACCACGAATGCGAAAAGCGAGATAACGAGTGCATCGAAATTACCGATCATCTGAAGGCCCATCTTTGATTTGCTGAGAATGATTGCGAGTGCAAGCTCATTCATACGAAGCTCCGCTTCTGAAGAAGTATATAAAACTTGTAATTACGCCAATTGCGAAGCCTATTAAAAATCCAAGAGATAGCAATGCGGTCGTTCTCATTCGTCATACTCGTTATAAGGCTTACCACCAAGCGCTCGATAAAGCAGGTACATTACGATAAACGCGATAATTGCGCTAGTCATCAAGCTTTTCCCTTGCTATGCGCGAGTCCATCTCGCGGTCGTGGGCATCTTGCTCCTCTTTATGAATCCATTTCTGAACCATTTTTTCGTGGCCCCTATAGGCTTCTACTTCGGTTGTATATCGCTCTATGTCTAGTGATTCGCTGAGATTATCTTCTGACAAAAATACCATCGTCTTAAAAATCAGCGGTGAGCCTAAGTCTGAAGTAAAGTGGTAATTCAACCCGAGCCATACTGTGGAAATCCAATTGCCATTGTTGAGCGTAGTTTCCTCAATTCGCCGATAATCAGATTGTTCAAGTAATTTCGACCATTCCTCGCAAGAAATTGGCTCATTTTTCCGATTATAGTATCGAATCATAGAAAAAGCGCGCGCTGCCGGATCGCCCGGCCGTAAAGGCTGCAAATTACCAAATGATCCTTCATGCGCCCTTGCTATCCTCCCACTCGGAGGAAACTGAGCGGGCGATAGGTAATTTCGCATTCATACGCGATAAGAACGAGCGCGCGCCTGCTTTCATTAGTCTTCCTCTGCGAGATCGTCGTCTACAATATCGTCAATCGTGCGTTCGTCCTTCGTTCCGAGATCAGCGTCGCGCACAGCGGCAACCGCTTCACCAATCCGCTCCGCAAGAAGCTCCGCCGCTTTCGGCTTTAGCACGATTTCTTTCTGAATCCGATTGATCGCGCTGCCGTCAGGTAAGCTTTCGGAAGCAAGAATCTGAATCGAGATTTCCTTTTTCGCCGTAACCTGAACCTTGAAAACGCTCATTACATTCCTCCCTAATCCAACAGGCCATCAAGGGCATCTTTTACAGTCACGCGCTCGCGGTGCTTGTCATCCGGCCTTACTCGCAATCCCACATCAATCGTGTGCCCGGTTTTGTTTACATGGTCCGCGCTTTTCTCTATATCGCCTCGAAACCCACATCCACAATTAGCTTTCCACTCTGACTGCGCCATTGGCGAGTTCCTCCGTTATTCTGTGCAGGAGCCTAGAGAATTCTTTCGAGCCGAATGCTTGCCTGTGAAAACAGGCCATGCACACGAAAGTGCGCCCGGAGAGGTGCATGACAAATGCTGCTGTGTCGTAAGTCATGCATTTCTCATTTATGCACTTCACCTTTTCGTCGAGCATTCGCATTCCTTTCCTCCTCTTTTCTCGCAAGGGCGAGATTCGCACCGCAATTGCGGCAGTACAGCGGGATTCCAACGTAATCATCATCGTACTGAGGACAGCGAGGTTTTTCCAGTAGCAGCGTGCCATCGTCAGTGCAGTAATTACTGCCTATATATCCCGTAAATTCCTTCTTACATTGTGGGCAGGTTTTCATTTTTCCCCCTTTCCGCGAGCCCTACAGCGCAATCGGCTCGCTTGGCTTCGCTTCGCTATTACTTGCAGCGAGAATGCCCGCGATTTTCGCGGTGAGTTCTTTGAACGACACCGTTTCCGCGCTGCCGCCTGTGCTTTTCGCAAGCTGCTTCAAAAACGCTTCACCGGGCGAGCCTTTCGGCCCGACGTAGAAAACGTCAATCTTGCAACCCAGGCGCTTTGCTATTGCAAGCGTTGCTTCTTGACTATCGGGCTCGCCATCGCTCACAACGATTAAGTGCTGTGGCGAGATTTTCTCCACGAATTCGAGAGCCCCCGAAAGGTTCGTACCGCCAGTGGGTTCGGGGATAATATCCGACCACGCGCAGTCGGTGTTGAAAACGAGCTGCTTGTACGGTACGCTCTGCTGCTGTAGCGACGCCACGACGCCGCGCAGCGCGTCTATGCGCCGCTCGCCGGGCGAGTCCGCTTGCGATGACATGCTACCGCTTGTATCGAGTAGCAGCACGACCTTGTGTGCTTGCTCCCGCTTCGCCATCTCTTTCTCAAGCCGAGAGAGTGGTACGCCACTTTTGATTTTGTCAAGAACACCGCTCATAGCGTTTCCCCCTTGGGCATGATGCCCGTTGCGTTAGCAAGGAGCTTCCAAGCCATTTGAAAACAGGTTACTTGCTCACCAGCAAACGTGCTCCGCCACATCCTCGCAGAAAGTTTTTCGTATTTCTCAAACGTCTTTTCAGCGAACGACTTTTCGATTTCGCTGTTGATTGCGAGAATCATAAACAGTTGTTCAAGCGCTTTTAACGACGAAATCTTATGTATCGGCTCGCCGCTTTGCAGCGCGATGGTATACAGATCAAGGGCAAATGCCCGACGACGTTCCGTAGACGTGACTACGCAATAATTTTGTGTTTCCAACGCGACTTCTGCGTTCTTCGTGTTCGCGTGAAAACTTGTGAGTATGTACGGTGTGGAAACGTTCTCGAAACCCACTTTCTTGATCGAGAGAATTCCCGTTTTTGGGGTGAGGTACACTTCCGCGAAATCGCCGGGCTTGAGATCATGGAGAACGTTGACGGGAGAAAAAACGTTGGGAGGATGATTGCTGTAGTACGAGCGCTTCTGTGAGCGCCGACTTCCACGCCGAATTTCTTCCGTCGTCTTTACAATAAAATTCATCGCCCCGCGCTCGCGGGATTCGATGAACAGCGAGCGCCGCGCGTCCGTTATCCGCGTTACTTCTGTTTGCATTGCTTTCACATTCATCGAATTCCCTCCGAGTGCATCGCGTAGAGGACGCGATGGGCCAGATGATACTTTCATAAGTTTTTAATGATCCACACTAGAGGATTCGCCCACGTTTTGCGTTGCTGACAATACTAACCAGCAATCGGGGCTCCGTGCGACGATGCAATAACCTCCCTCGCGTCCCCTGCGAGTGTGTGGATCAAGTTAAGATTCAATGCTTTGCCCCACAATTCGTGCAAGTGCCATGCGGCGTGCGTAGCCCGCGCGCCCAGTCTGTGCAGGGCACGACTTCTTTCTTCGGAACCCGCCCAAGGTTTTCCAGCGTGACTTGCATTTCCACGAGGCAAAACTCCCCGATCGCCTTCATCAACCGCTGATGTGCTTCGCCCATGCACACGGCACGGGAGTACAATGCGATGATAGCGTGAACGTCGAGCGCGACGATTTCCTTGAGCTCCCTGGGCAAGTGTGCGCGTGGTGTGAACGCGATGCTCACGACCTCGGTTTTGAATTTCGTTATCATACTTTCGCTCCTGTATGTACTGGCGTCGCAGGGATAATCACCCGTTCCATAATCCGCACTCTCGAATTGCGATTCGTGCCGTGCACGATGCGAACATCCTTGCCCATGCTACGCAAAGCAGGCAGCATAAGCTTCGCCGCTGCTTCGTCAATCTCACATACCTCTACATCGCGGGAGTATTTTTCTATGAAATGCGAGAGTTTGTGCAAACGCTGCTCTAGCGGCTGGATTTCCTGCTCGATTTCGTGTATGCGGTAGTAGAGCTTGTCAACCTGCACTTGGATTTCCTTCCGCGTGGCAATTGCGCGTTCTACATCGTTCATCGCTAATTCCTCCATTTTATGTAATGAGCGCAGGGAGTGCCCATGCTGT